TCCATTTGTGTTGTCTTCCGCGGCTGGAGCTTGTATTTCCAAGGTTCGTGCAACTCCCTCTAACGTATAACTAGCTTGAACACGATCTCCTTCGTCAACAGCTACGGCTGCTGCTGCTGTGGCCGTTCCACCAACTTTTACCGGATTACCTGAATCAACCGCGTCGTGAGCTACATCGCCCGCCGAAGCTGTCCCACCACTAACAACAGACGTAGTCCCCCTTGTATTATAATCACAAGTATCAGATGTGCCAGTAGTGGCCTTTTTGAAATGAACAGCACCAAGACGATAATTAACTCCATATTGGCCATTTGAAAGCGTGTCAAAGAAACGTTTCATTCCTTCAGGATCAGAAAAATTGTCTTCATTGAATGCAACCTCTTCCGTAAGAACGGTCCCCGTCACCCAAGTAAAAGAAGATTGATAAGAATAAATCTCTATACGGCTTACGTTTGCATTGTCAAAATTTCCTAATGTGCCAACCCAACTTTGCGCCCCACCAGTAACTGCGTTATAAATATCAAAAGTATAAGCACTACTAGAGTCAGCAATTGCGTCGACCCATCCATAAAGAACGTTTCCACCAGAATCAATTGCTTTTAAAATAAAGCGACGATTTCCCGATGTCGTTTCAAATAAAGCCTCTAAATCATTGTTTAAATCAGTAATGATTACCGCAGCAGAAGTCGCCGTTTCGGTAAGAGTACCAAACGCAGCAGTGTCCGAAAAAGTCATTACTCTATTTTTCCCTAGCCCCCAATAAGATCCAGGCTTGTCACCTGATAAATTATAAATCGGGGCTTGGTCTAGCGAATTAGACCCTACAGAGCCAGCAGCAGCAGCACTATTGAAAGTCACTGTTTCTGTGTCTGGAGAGATTTTGTTGCTTGCCTGGGTAACATCATCAACTTGCAATGGCAATTGATCATTAATAGATTCTCCTCCAGGTCTTGTTAAATAATTTGTCATAATTTTCTAGGGTAAAGATATATCTCCATTTTTGAAACCTTATTTGAAGGGGCGATTAAACCCCCTCTCAAAGGTTTCAAACCTTAACTAAGATACTGTGACTCCTGCAACTAGGGGTTCATATCTCATGTAATGTTTCCATGTACCAGTAGTTGATCCAACTGCAACATCAATATCGATTGTCCCAGCGGGAGCTATAATAGTTCCTGGATTTGCGATCAAGTTTGGTCCATTTGCATTGTAAAGGGCAGCCGTGGCCAAAGCCGTACCCGCCAAAGCAATAGACGCTCCAGCAGCAGCATTCGCCAAAGAAGCCGAAGCACTTGAAATAGTCTGCTCACTACCTGAGGTAGGAGTACACTTATAAACAACAGTAGAAGCTGTCGCATCGTTACCAGTTACACATTCCGACCAAAGAGCAACAATACGAATCGGCCCTCCGGCAACAGTAAACAACGTATCGTTGTCAACCATTACAGCAGCATCGGCAGGAGTTGCCACATTTGCCGTGGTCCCAGTAAGTGATTCTGTGTTGGAAACGACTTGTTTTGCGTACGCCATTATAGATTCTGTCGTTGACGGACCTCCAGCAGCGGCGGCATCTGTTTTGTTACCAACAACATCACGAACATTAACGTTTGTGGTCACATCAGCAGAAGGGACGGCATGTAACGCTGGAATAGTCGTGCTAACCGCAGTTGCGATTGCCGAAAGATCCCCAGCAGCCAAGGCATTGCCTGATCCACCAGATACACCTGAACCAGCAGCGCCATCCTCAAAGGCGGCAAACCAAGTTGATCCAGTAATTGTATCAACAACAGACTTTGTAAAGTCAGTCGTTCCTGAGTTGTACATGTATCCATTAACGACACAATCCACAACCGCAGTGGTATGGAATTCAACAACAGCCGTGGACGCTACACCATAAAAGTCAATATCAATACGAGTTTGAGACCCACCGACGAGACGAACTGCATTTACACAAGCGTTACCCGCAGTAAATCCAACATATTTAAGTTTGATTTTTAGGTTATCAGCCGCAGCAGTTGTAAGAATAGCGCGGACACATTCAACAGTAGATGAAGCATCGCGAACCTCAACATCAATCTCACAATCAGCAGCAGAAACCACGATTGGGCTAACTACAGAATCAATACTAGGAGTGATGACGATATTTTTAAGAACGGTGCTAGCAGCACTTTGCGTGAGTGTCGCATCCGTTGCACTAAACGTTAAAGTGGGACGATCTGCACCAGCCCCAAGACCAATAACAGATACACCAGCCACATCGAGAGCAATACCACCAGCAGTCGCAACAGTCTCGGCATGATTAGCAGCGACCAAGACAACATCGCCTCGGTTAGCAGTACAAGCAGAGATGGCTGCATCAATGGTCACATAATGTTGAGCAATATGACCATATTTAGACACAATATCGTTGTATCCAGCAACGCTAGAGTTACCAACGAAGAATACTTTTCCAGCAGCAGAGAGAGGGACAGCCTGAGCCACCCTATCCATACCGCTATTTACATTTCTTGACATAATAGTTTGAGTTAATTTGCTCCCTCCCCTCCTCCGCCTTTCAGTCCGTAGACCTTAACAAGAGCAGCAAATGAATAAAATTTAGCTTCCTAGACCAGTTGAGTGAAATTTACCTTTAGCAGCAGGAATACAAAGTCCAAATCCACAACGTGCCCCGAAGGTCCAGTTGTCATTGTGAATGTCTTCTCCGTTGTTTCCTGAAGCTGGCATTTTCAAGTTAGGCTCTTCCCATATTCCCATGCGAAGCTCGGAAATATCAGGGAATAGAAGGAACCAATATCGGATTTTAGTTGAGTCGTAAGCGCCAGTTGCCGTAGTAGCCATTCGTGGGAGAATAACATGTTTAAACATATTGCTATAAACGTTCTTAATCCCACTTTGTACTCCATCGACATCAGCCATAGAGTTGAGAAGCCGTTTGACTTCGGCCACCGTTCCACTGTGATTTCCAGTAACAACGACAGGTTGAGATTGTGGCAAACGAATTTCACCGAAATTACTCAAAACTTGATTGTGTGATAACTCAAGAGCAGTCTCAAAAGCAGTTTGAGAGAATACCGGATTTCCGGAAATAACTGTTGAATATCCATCACTTGTACCAGTCAAAGTGTGACTTGCGGAAGTTTGTGCAACACTATCTCCAGTCGTAACATCAACAGATTCTCCGTCCATGTCTGTGTAAGCCGTAGCTGTAGCAAACGTGAAAGCAAAATGTGTCATGTCGAGGGCCATACGTTGAGGACAGAACGTAGCAAGTGAAGTCAATTTACGAATCACTTCTTGTTCTTTTCCTTCATTTCGAGCCTCGAAAGTAATGTCAATTTCAGCAGCGAAACGACGTTTGGTCATTGTTTTTGAGTATCCAGCAATGGTAAGAGTTTTTGAAGCATCTACACCTTCACCTTTGTAGCGAGCATAAGTTTCTCCATCGATCTCATCGTAGACTTTTTGTGAGCCAGTCCCTTTAGGAACATATTCGACCATGTACAGAGACATAAGCTCTGAAAGGTCTTGGACTTGTGGTAAGTCCCGTCCACCATAGAACATACGCGCAGTAGTATCTGCAAATTGCGTATATTGTAGGGTAGAAATTAAATTAGAAGCAGCCATAATTTAGCTTAGGTTATAGATTAATTTTCGATTCCAGTAGTGTAGTTCAACTTGAATATACCAGTTGTAGTAGTGAGAAATTTAACAAGCTTAACTGGCTTGTAGGTCTGAGTAGACGTTAGCCCAGTACCATTTGCATCGAAATCGAAAGACTGTCCTTCGTCATCAGCTGCAATTGCCCCAGTTGTTAAAGTCCCATAGAAAGTTGCATTAACATCGTTAGGCTCGAAAAATGAGAGCTTGTCAGTTGTAGCATCACCAGATGCCTTACTTTCAATCAGAATACCCGCTAGGTATTGCTGAGTGGTTGTACCAGCCATGACATCATTTGTGCCATCGTTGGTTACGAATCCTCCAGCTGTATAAGCAGTTGAAGCTTTGGTTGCCGTTCGTCCTACGGACCATCCACGGCTTGCAGGTGCAAAATAAACCATGATTATAAAAGTTTAAAAAAATAAGTGTTTGCTCTATGTAGAGCGATTTCGTTTGGCGAATACGAAAATAACGCCATGTCTTCCGACGGCGTTTTAATTGTATAAGCAAAAGCGCCATTGGGTTTTACATGCCATGTGACGCTTTGGCGGGCGAATACAACCCTTTACAGTTGTACTCTCATTATGTAGCTATTTTACCATAAAATGCAAGTCTTTTTACGGTGTGAACACTTTGTCAATATCTCTCCATGTGATTTCTTCCGGTTCTTTTCCATCCCATTTAACAACATCCGCACGTCGTTTGTTTTCACGAAGGAGTATTTCCATAAAACTATCAATACTATTAATATGATTGTCAATCACAACACGCATAAGAATTTCATCATGGCTTTGTACTACTCGTGGTAAGTAGCTTTCGTCCGACAATAAGAACTCTACACTTAATAGTTCCTTTAGAATACGACGGCATGCAGGCTCACACCTTTCAGCTTGCTCGTCTCCCTCTTCTGGTTTAGATACTTTCCTGGATTGAGACTCTTTAATGTTTGATTTAAGCATTGCTTCTCTTAATTTTAGAATCGTTTCATCGGAAAAATCCATACGATTATACTTTTCTTCCATCATTGCCTTTAAACGAGCTGCAATGTAATAGGTGTCCATGAGGTTAAGATCATAGGAAATTAACATAGGGCCAATAACATTGTTTGTAAATTCAGCTCCTACTTCTTTCATGTGTTGCGCTGTATTAACAGCGAATTCCTGATCTTTACCAGGCATTTCTTTTTTGGTCATGTTTTAACAGTTAAGATATTTACCTGGCATTGTGTGAGTCTGTCCGTTTGCACGCTGAATCGTTGCCGTGACTTCTTCAACGGTTTCTTTTAGTGGAACCCAGTCTCCAGTAGCTTTGTCATTGAAGTCCCCACTACCACTAGACATATTAACAGATCGGACATAGCCCTCTTTGTCCACGTTAGGACGGCGTACTTTTCCGTGAATTTTAGATAAACGTTTTCTCTTTATATCAATAACCTCAACTTTCTCTCTCCCATGCATATGAGAGAATTGAGAATATGGGACTAAGTGTTCCTTTTCCTCCCCACCAGCATAGAGACATTTGATTTTATAAATCTGATTAAGGATACGCCCTGAAATAGGCTCCGTCTTTGTTTCATGTAGTCTCCAACCAATAAGTAAACCCTCGTCATCTTCTGAGTTGAGTTTAAAGATACTCTGGTGTGCAAAGTATTTACGTTTGCCCATGGCTTCTTCTTCCACCCACTCCCTCGCTCCTGATTGAGCTGAAAGATTCTTATTAGCTTCCTTGAGTTGGTCATTCTGTACCTTGAGCGTCTCAATGCGAGAGTCCACTAACTCCATCAGTTCTTTCTTAGTCATTGAAATAGTCTCTTCTGATACAGGAGCAACTGGCATCGTTCCCTTATATGAAGTATCTTCAACAATATAGTCCTTTGCACGTTCTTCAAGAGTTTCTTGTGTAGGGACTTCCATCATTACATCTTCCTTGGTGTCCTTGTTTTTTGATCCTTTAGGTCTTGGCATTGTAGAAATGATTAAATGATATTATCGAAATATGTTCCAGGGCCACGCTGAGGTACTTTGTCCCAATCGACTTGGCCTTTAGTGATTTTGTTTAAAACATTCTTCCCTTCTTCTGAGGCTGAGAAGCTTTTCTTTTCTTCTTTATATGGAGCTGAACTACTACCCATGACTTTACTGATTGCGCTAGGCTTTGGCCGAGTGCCATTGAGTACCAAATGCGCTTTATCGGCAAGTTCTCTCCATTGTGGGAATGTGTTAGCCTCTCCCTTCCATTGTCCCATTTCATAAACAAGCTTGTCTCTGAACTCCTGATCTTCCCCACATACTTCTTTCAAATAGTCTTCCTTTTGTTGAGCGTACTGATCCTCTCGCCATTTCTGATTCTGGTTTTCAATCTCCTTCAATCGCTCGTCTTGCTCACGTTTAATACGTTCAAGCTCTGAATCATTAGCAAGCTTCTCTTTTTCCGTCTCTTCTGCCTTAGTCCTTAACTTCTCAAAATTCATTTCCTTGTCCCTAAGCTTGGCAACCTCTGCCTCAAGCTCTTGGATTTTAACTTGCTCATCCGTTGGAGCTTCCTGGGTTCCTGGATTATCCATATTGAAATGGTTAAGTAATAGAATGTTTTTCAGCCTCTGTCATTTCCTCAACGTTGTTTATGTCAACGTATTTCTGGTTGTATTTTTTAACTTCACCACGAAGAACGTCGGCCAGTAACAAATTAGCCCTACCGACAAAAAGCTGTAACTGATTATCAGCCCCAGACATCACCTCTTTTGTTTGCTCTGCTTTAGTATTATCCAATAATAACTGAAAGAACTCATTCTTGTGTAGATCGTGAGCTTTCAATAGCATAAACCGTTTTCTTTCTTCGGTCATGTCCTCAAAATCAACAACGTCCTGCACAATCCGCAGTTCTTTTTTGATTAACTCCTGTATGTATTCGCTCGCCATCCTTGCTAGTAGCCATTCGGCTAGTCGCTTACGCATTCGCTAATGTGTTTATGGATGGTTTTTGTTGTGGTCGAGGCTGTGCAGATTGAATAGCTTGATTAATCTGTTGATTAGCCCCTCCTTGTTGCATACTAGCCTGATCTTGCGGATTTGGCAACATGTTTTGTTCTTCAGGTTGAATGAATGCTTTGTCAGGGTCTAGATCATTCTTAATTGCCCATTGCTCCTGGAAGTAATCCATATTCAACTTAGGCCCGAAAATTTGTAATCCAGTCATGAGTGCCTGTTCAAATTGTGCTTTCTCCAATGCATCGGCATCTACTGGCGTTGGAGTGATGATGATTTCCCAGTTTGCCTTCATTTTACGAATATCCATCGGCTTCATTTGTGCAATCCTAACCTTACTTCCTCTCATACCCATTAAATCCTCTTTGGCCATGAGTTGCTCTCCACTAATAGGATTGTCTGTAAACTCTATGATCCGCTTTCCAGCCGTCCCATCGCTAAACGAGTCCTGCATCTCAATCCGCTTGTAAATGGACTTCAAGCCACCTTTTACCTTGTCAACTTGAACGTCTTCTTTCTTAGTCCAATGTTGAAGGATATTATAGAGACGTAGCCATGACAAGCTCTTTTCAAAATTGATAGCTCCATAGATCGCCAGTCCAATCTTTTGTAAGCTTTGTTTCTTTAATTCCATGATCTCCGTTGCTGTCTGATTTCCTTCGGGGCTTTCACCTTGGAATACAGGGCTAATACTCTTTTCGTTTAAATTGGAATTGAGAAGGTTGTAAAAGTTAAACTCTGATTGTGTCACTCCATTATTCGTTCCAATCTCTCCTATTCTTTGATGGTCAACGCTGTTTGTCACTTTACCAGGCATTAAAATCTTTGAAGTAAGTGGCGTTCCACTATTGTTGGCAAGTGGGGGCTTGACACTCTTTTGCGTTTTGACTGTATAGAGTTTCAAGAACTCATCAATCATTGCTTGGTCAACTTTAGTACGCTCTGAGATACCTTTAGAGTAGAAGAAGTGCCTAGATATAGGGAATAGCGCAAACTTAGTGATTGGATATTCATTGATACCGAGTAAAGCTTCAAGCGGAAAGCCTACCGGAAGCATCAATACTCCATTCAATATGATCATAAACTCATTATCTTCCTTGGAATAGTATTTGATCAGTTCTTTTTTACCATCGGCAATCTCTCCCAGACTCCAATCATTAAACGCTATATTGTCTTCTCCTGCATAAGACGAGAGCTTATTGATTATTTTAGGGACGTTCTTGTAGCGCTCCCATTCTTTAAACATCATTTCTGCCATTTCCTCTGTGATGATCTCTCTAGTGAATATAAATGGCTGTGATTGTATGTAGAAATCATTTATGTTCCCAGGAAAGAAATTTAACCCTGAAATCATATTTGTTCTGAGTTCTCGTTTAAGCTTTCCCTCCTTTACCTTCCAACTCTTTACTAATCTAATCGCATCATCCCATGAGTCAGAGGTAGTTTCTTTTGAAGTTTCTGTGCATTCAACTAAAACATCTTCCACAAAACAATCACCTTGTGTGGCTGCTTCTTTATAGATAAGCAGTCTTTTTGAATTGTAATCTGGTGACTCCATGTCTTTGCTTTTGAGTACCATGGCTTGCATATTCTCTCCCATGTTGTGAATCTCTCTATTCTCATTGTCATATGCAAAAACATTAGCCTCAAAGTTATAGTTGAGCATTGCAGAGACAAATGTTTCAATCTTAGCTTCTGTCGTTCCACTAACAATCCTTACGTCTTCAGGGTTATTCTTTGGTGGAATATATGAATTTGCTGCCTTCATGTTGGTTTCCCACCTATCTGAATATTTCATTTCGTTAAACTCTGCCCTAGCTTGATCCCTATCTTTCTTTGCACGTTCTAATTTACGAATCAACCCCTCACGGCATTCAACCCCTTCCTCAGAATAGTCAGGAGCCTCGATAGTAGGATCGTCTTGGTCTTTAGCCATTTATGTTTTAATTACAAAAATACAGCTTGCGCTGATTTCGTGCCATGTAACGCTTGGCGAAGCGATGAACAACCCTAAAACAGTTGTACCCTTATTCTAATCATATTATGGCGTGCCTGTCAAAGTCTCTTACGATTTCTTCTTCCACATCAAGTTGATATCCTTTCGGCTCGTTGTCTATAAAGTATTCCGTCGAAGTCCTAAAATGACTTGTGCCATCGTGAATAGGTAAATACTTCTCTTTGACATATTCAGAGCCTTCTCGAGTCTTTGGATAGCGAGCTTGCATCATACAACTCATGTAATCGACTAAGTTTCTATTAATAAAGAATCGTGGCAATGCTAAATGTACTTTTCTAATGCGCTCTTGAACGTGACTTGATCCCCTACCTGCAACATAAGTGAATTGCAGAATCAGATTGATCCCATACTTGGCTAGTTGTGTGGCTACTGTATTCCTAGTGACTACACTTTGTGAATCTCCATTGTAAGGATCACCAATATGCCCCATGTATTTAGATTTCCACGCAGCATGTTTTTGAATCATTTCCATTTCCTCATCATCATAACTAAACCCAGCCGTGGGAACTCCAGTAACGAAAGCAGCGAAGAACTCAATGTCTTGATCTGATTTCTGATAAGCATCAACGATATAAAGTGAATCCGTCTTGAAATTCTTTTGCCACCAAATGATCGCTGTCATGTCTCTCCCGTAATCCCATGAAGTATACAATGGGAGCTTTGGATCAAATTGATAATCACCTACATTAATTCGCTCTTTGAAGTCCTTATAAACTGCACCCGTAACAGATTCATCATAAGAAATATCTAATTCTTTGGCTATGTCTAGGGGTGTGCTTTTAAGTTTCTGCTCTTCGTACCATTCTTGCGTTTTGAGTGGATGAAGTGACCAATGTAATCGGTTTTTCTTAATTGAAAGATGTTGATAGTCTCTATGGTCAGTCATTATCCTGCCATAAACATTGTAGCGTCCTTCCGGCGTAGCACCTATGATTCGACAAGGTGTGATATCCCTAGTCTTCCTAAACGCCTTCATGTCATTTTCCCATAATGCAAACTCATCCAAAACCACAAACTTACGCCTTCCACCAGTACCAAAGTTCTTACCAGAATCTCCTGATATTTCAGCGCCACCACCTTGAATGCTCATGTACTTTTCAAAGTAATCACTAGGCAACATCCATTGAGGAAGCCTTTTTATCGTGTATCTAAGGCGTTCAAAGTGTGAGTCCATGTTACCTTGCTGATCAACGTAGCTTTCTTTATAAGATCCATAAAGACTAGCCCACTGTTTGAATCTCCAAGCCCAAACTTGCATAGCAACAATCATCCATGAAAACCCCATGTCTCTAGATTTCTCAGTGATTGAATCTTGCCCAGTCTCTATACAATTGATCTGATCTAAAATAAACTTATTTTGGTAATCATAAAGAATGAATGGAATGTCGTTGTGGTCTGTTAGTCTAGGATCATAAGTCCATGCAAAGGAATTAATAAAGAATATAGGATCAACCTCACATTGACGAATAAGCATAGCTTGAAGCTTTGGATCATTCTCTGCTTCTTTAAAAATATTTAACCTATATCTTAAATTTGCATTCCTATCTTTTGGAATATCCATAATGACTTACTTTTTCATTATCCGGTCTTGTAGATTTTCAAGAACTTCTTCATCTGTCATGCTTCCTATGTCTTTGGCAACGTTTTTATGTTGGAATGGGCCACCGTTAGGACCACTCATTTCATGCTCTTGCTTATCACTCCAACCCATATTCTTCATAGCAAAAATAGCAAACGATTGATTCTTCTCATTCCATCCTCTTCTCTCGTATTCAGCAGCTACCTTTTCTTTTGCTGCTTTTATGGTGTTAGAAAACTCTTCTCTCTGTCCTTCACCATTTTCGTATTGCATAAGTGTAAAACGACTTGTGTCAAGCCATACAGCCAGTCCCGTTATAGTCCATTCTTCTTTATTGTTTTCTTTAAAATACCTATCCACTTCTTTTTGAAGTAGATCAAGGGACTTGAATTTTAATGGTCTTCCTCCAGCCATAGGTGTTTATTATTAATAATACCATAGCAACATTATAGGGATTTGTCTAATGGGATCTTATCTTTCTACTCTCTTAGTCATCCTTCTTGGGGGTTATCTAGTGATTTAAAATTGAGCTTAATGTCTTCCTTGCTATTGTGTTGGATTTTTTTAATAATCAAGGCTTCATTTTCTATGGTGTATTCTATTGTGATGACCATTATGATTTACCGAATTTAATTAGCTTTGATAAGGCAACACCAATGAGCGTTGAAAGTGACATGTTTTTCTCCTTAGCATATTCCTTAGATGCCTCCTTGAGTGGTTTGTATATGTGGCATGTTGTTGGGGCCTTTTTCATTGATTCATTCATTTAATTTTTAAGTTAGTCTCGTACTTCAGCAATCTTTTTAAGAAATGGATCATATTCAATCTCAAAATCTTGCTCGTAAACTCCTGGAGTGAACTCAATAGCTTCGTGCTTATCGGCTTCCTTTTCATCAATCTTTCCTGGGGCAATAAACGTCCCATGATACA